TAAACCTCCACCAACAGATAAATTATCAGGTAAAGTAATTATTCCAGTTCCTCTAAGGTATAAACTTTCACCAACAGATAAATTATCAGGTAAAGTAGTTATTCCAGTATCACTAAGGTATAAACCTCCACCAACAGATAAATTATCAGGTAAAGTAGTTATTCCAGTTCCTCTAAGGTCTAAACTTCCACCAACACTTAAATTATCAGGTAAAGTAGTTATTCCAGTTCCTCTAAGGTCTAAACCTCCACCAACAGATAAATTATCAGGTAAAGTAATTATTCCAGTTCCTCTAAGGTATAAACTTTCACCAACAGATAAATTATCAGGTAAAGTAGTTATTCCAGTATCACTAAGGTATAAACCTCCACCAACAGATAAATTATCAGGTAAAGTAGTTATTCCAGTTCCTCTAAGGTCTAAACCTCCACCAACAGATAAATTATCAGGTAAAGTAATTATTCCAGTATCACTAAGGTCTAAACCTCCACCAACAGATAAATTATCAGGTAAAGTAATTATTCCAGTATCACTAAGGTATAAACCTCCACCAACAGATAAATTATCAGGTAAAGTAATTATTCCAGTATCACTAAGGTCTAAACTTTCACCAAAAACCAACTTTTCACCATCTTGTTTTAATTTATATCCTAAATCTTCTAATGTCATATTATCTCCTTTAAATTTTAGACTTAAAGAAGTGCAAGACACCAAAGAAGCAAATCGGATATCTACTTCATCTTTCACAAAATTTCACGCAATACTAAATAAAAAATAAATAAATACATACATTAATCTTGCACTTCTCTAAATCTAATTAATCTTTAAGAAACTGACAACACCTAAAGCAATAACGGATTTATTACTCCAAAATAGAATTTATGTTAAAAAATTAAGATAGTTTGTTCTTATCAGCTTCTTAAAGATTAAAAGTTTGACCGACTTCTCGTGCTTATCCGCGTTAAGATAAGATTTCCTTTTTAGGATAAGGAACTCAACCTATTTTAAAGAGGGTTTTCTCTTAGCAGTTTTAAAACCTTATTTGGTTTTGATAAAAGAAGTGTAGTATTACTACCCTTAAAATATTCTTAATTTATGTAGTAATACTACACTTATTTGAAAATTGTTTATAACTTAGAATTAAAAGGGTTTTAGGTAAAATCTATATTATTAAATAAAAAGGGGTTTATATGGCATTAGTAAAATGTAAAGAGTGTGATAAGGAAATATCATCTACTGTTAAAGTTTGTCCACATTGTGGCTATAAGAAAAAAATGAGTTTTAAGAAATTCTTTTTAATTTCATTGGTTCTTGGTATTGTGTTTGGTATTATATTAATAAATTCAAAAAAAGATGGTGACCCTTCAACTGCTTCAAAGTTAGCTGGTGATTCTGTTAATAAAGTAGAAAAACAAACTAAAAATTTATTTAATGATTTAGAATTAAATATTTTTAACATATTGATTGAAGATGAAATAGATGGGGTAATAAATGATGCTGATACTATGGTTTTATCTTCTGGAATACTAAAATTACCAAATTCTATAACAATTGATAAATTACAAAAAGAATATGTTAAAAATGAAGTTAAGGCAGATGAACAATATAAAAATAAAATATTATTAGTTTCTGGGAAGATTGATAGTATTCAAAAGGACGCTTTTAATAATATGAACTTGAAGTTAGTAGGTGGGGATAATATGTTTTTATATCCAACTGCTCAAGTTGAAGATAAGTATACTAGCTGGGTAGCTTCACTCAATAAAGGTAATAATATAAAACTTGTATGTAAAAACAAAGGTTTTATTATAGGTATGGTTCAACTTGGAGATTGTTCACCTTTTGATGGTTGGGTAAAAGGGCAGAATATTGCATCAAAGATATTAAAAGAATATAAAGAAAATGAGAATGGAGAAGTTGGGAAAATGATTGAATTCATTAAAGTAGTTTCTTCAAAATTAGATACAAATAAATCTTTTTGTGGTTCTCAAAATTTAGATACAGATAAATGTATAAAAGAAATAAACTCAATTGCAAAAGAACTAAAGAGTAATAAATAAAACTATTACTTCTTCTCATAATCCTATCTTCCTATTTGTTCTCGTTTGAACTTATAGGCAAGGTAGTAAAAGTATCTGATGGAGATACAATCACAATTCTTACAAGCGATAAAACTCAATATAAAATTAGATTGAATGATATTGATGCTCCTGAAAAGAAACAAGCTTTTGGAAATAAATCAAAAGATAATTTAGCAAAATATATAGCTGGTAAAACTGTAACTGTTCAATATAAAACAAAAGATAAATATAAAAGAATTCTTGGAACTATCTACTATAACAATATAGATATTAATTTGCAACAGGTTAAAGATGGTTATGCTTGGGTTTATAAAAAGTATTCAAAAAATCAAGATTATTATAATGCTGAAAAATTAGCAAGAGAAAATAAAAAAGGGCTTTGGAATGACAAAAGTCCAATAGCCCCTTGGGAGTTTAGGAAGAAGAATTAATTATAAATTAAAAGAGTTTTTAATTTTTTTAGTTAAAGCAACTTGTCCTTTACCAGTTATCTTTGTAGTCATTGTAATTCTTGTACTACCATCTGGATTATTTATTGTTCTTTCTGTAACTTCAAAATAACCATTATCTATGTATTGTTGCATTGGTTGATTGTATCCATTTCCACTTGAAATAAGATATTTATTGTCCCTTAACCATTGAAAAAGTCTATTTTGTCCAATATTAAAATTATCTGTACTTATTACTTTTGCAAATTGTCCTATTAATATTGATGTTTCACTTTGTGCAACACTATCTGCAAAAAGAACTTTTGGTTTTTGAACCTCGATTGTATCTTGAAGTGTAATAACTTTGTTTTGTAATTGGTTAATAACTTTTGAATTTTCTAAAAGTAACTGTTCAATAGTCATAGGTTTATTTGCTTGTTTCTCTACTTCAATAAAGTATTTTCTAACTTTTCTACCTTTTTCAGTATTCGAAACCATACATAGTTCTTTAGCCATATCAATAGTTACTATATAATCTTCTCTTGGTCTTCCAGAGTTTTCGTCATTTTTGACGATAATATAATCAGCCATATTTTCAAAACTATATTTTTCTACTGCTCTTTGTATCCATTTTGAATATTCAGTATTTACACCTAAGAACTCATAAAGTTCTCTACTGTTTACAGAATTTAATTGTTCCGTTCCAATGTTTGTTTTTAGAATTTTAATTAATTCTATTTTTTCTAATTTACTCATGAATAAATTACTCCTGCTTTTATTTTTTGTATACAGCAATATTTTATCAGAAATAAATTTTATAATTAAATTTTATTACATTTTGAAATATTTTTTAATTTAATTTATATTTCCTATTAATCTTTAAAAATCTTTGTCTATTCTTTTATCAAGTTTTATTTATTATTCTTTAGTTCTATATTTGTTGCAGGTGCAACTTCTATCTCTTTATTTTTATCTTTTTGACTTGAAATAGATAAAACAAAGATAAGTAACCAAATAAAAGATAAAATCCTCGCTGTTTTAGAAAATCCTTTTAAAAGTGTAAACCATGCAAAAATAAAAGGTGCAACAATAATAAGTGGAATAAGTAAGACTTTTAATATTTTTTTGAGTATAGAACTTTCTTTTTTTATTTGAGTTGTTTCTTCTCTTATTATAGGCTTTTCTTCTTTTATTTCTGTACTTTCAGGTATTAGTTGTTTTATGTCAATACTTTTTGTTGCTAATCCATCCTCCAGATACTTATCATAATTTTTAACATAATCACTTACAAAATCTTCAAGCTTATAAACTTCATTAGATATTTTTCTTTTTCCAACTAATCCAAAATCTTCGAGTTCCTTTATCCTTTGTACTGTTCTTTCCAATCCTTTTGTAAGTGATACAAACTCATCATATTTTTTACTGCCAACATATAAAGCATCTAAGTCTATCTTATGTTTATTAAGTTCATTTAAATCATATCCACTAACATTTAAAAAATCTTTCAAAGAACTTATTGCCTTTTCTCCCATAAGTGCTAAAAATTTTTTAAACTCATCATCTTTTGTCTCTTTATTTGATGGTTTAGAATTTAGACTAGTACCTATACCAAAACGAAAACCACCAATATTTTTACTAACTCCTAAAAACATTACATCACCCTTTTTTTAATTTAAAAATCTTTGTCTATTCGTCCGACTACTCTAGCCATAACTAAATCATAATTATCATCACAATGTATAGTTATGATGTCATAGTCAGGGTTTAAAGGTAGTAGAGATATTATTGTTCCAGCTTCATTAATTTTATATTTTTTAATTCCACTTTCACCATTTAACCAATAATGAACTATCTTACCATTATCTATAATTTGGTTTGGTATACAATATACTATATCCCCATCATTTATTCTTGGAGCCATACTATCTCCGTCAGCTTCAACAGCATACATGCCATCTATATACATATCAAGAGGAACAGAAACAGGCTCATAATTACTTAAGTCATAATCTTTTGGCTTACCGCAAGATGATTTACCTATTAAGGGAACTGATTTTTGTGCTGGGGCATCTTTATCTAATAAATAATCAGTAGATACTCCTAAAATATCAGCTAAAGCCGATAATATTTTTGTACTAGGACTACTATTATTGTTCTTTCTTTTATAATACTTTATTCCATCTAAAGTAATTTCTATATCAAATTTATGATGCAATTCATCAACTAAATCTTGTAAAGATATTCTCTTATCTCTAATAGCTTTGTTAAATCTTTCTTTATTAAATGCCAAAATATAACCTCTCAATACAATTATTAATATGATACCAAATTATAAAATCTTAAAAATGTAGTTTAAATACATCTTGAAATAAAAATTTAAGCAATATTTAAAGGTAGTTAAACTACACTTCAAAGTATGAAACGAGATAAAATTAAAAAAATATTACAAAATTACTACACTTTTGAAAGTATTAAATCTATCCTTTGTGGAAGAATGAAACCATCTTACAAAATGATGATAAAGCTAAAAGAACAGCATAACATCCCTTTTGAAGCTTGGGAAGATATTAAAACTTTCATTTCCAAAAATATACAAAAACAAAAACCAGATGGAAAGGTTTGTGAGGGAGAAAAATAAATGAAAAGTTATGAAGAAGAATTACATTATAGAAGATTGAGAACTAAGCTTATATCAATTTCAAATGCAAGAAATGTTAAATGGGCTAATTACTATGCTAATTTACTAGAAATAGGGGGAACTACACCAGAGCAAGTGTTTAGAAACTATTTTAATGATGTAAATAAAAAGTTTAATAGTGAGCAATTATCAATAATTTATAATGATTTAGAAGAGCATAAAAACATTGAAATATTTGATGAAGATAGTATCAAACAAGAGATTTTAAGAGCAACTGCACAAATGGGGAAAATTATTGAGAAGATGAATAAACATTTTGATGATAAAAAAGAAATTGAATTACATGAAATTTTACCAATAGTTCCAGAGGCAAGAGAACTTTATAGTCAAGCAAAAATGTTTTATTTAAGAGTTGAAGAAACAAAAGTAAATTTATAAGAGGAGTTAAAAAATGAAACTAATCATAAATGGAATTGCAAAACAGTTCCATAATATAAAAGATAAAAAAACAAAAGTTAGATTAAATCATCTTGATTTGAAAGGTGAGAAACCTATCAAGCTATCTTTTAATTAAGTAGCTTTGATTAGGCACATTATCCCCTTAGTGTGTCTAACAAAAGCTATTAAGCTTATTTTTGTTTTCCTAGTTTGGATTAGAGTGAGTTTTGAGATTGGCGTCCTTTTCTCACTCTAATTTTTGAAAACACCAAAAAACGGTGCAACTTATTATAACAAAGTTGCTTTTTAAGTGTTCTTATTAAGCAGTCAATCTTACACTTTAAATCCTCCAGTACAGCGGGGATTGATTGCTACTTGATAAGACATAGTACTGGGAGGTACAACCTTGTGAGTGCAAATATACAACCAACATTTATAAAGATTGAAAAATCTACAATCAATGGTGCTGAGATTAATTCAGTAAATGCAAGAGATTTACATTCTCAACTAGAAGTAAAAAAAGCTTTTACAACTTGGATAGCTACTGCTTTAGAAAATGCTGGTGCAATAGAGAATGAAGATTTTATATTTCTTAAGTATTCCTTAGAGGGAAGTGGGTACAGGCTAGATTATATTTTAACTCTTGATATAGCTAAACATATTGCTATGATGTCAAAAGTTCCAAAATCAAAAGAAATAAGAGATTATTTTATTCAAATTGAAAAAAAATATCATCAAGAAATTAAACCTTTAACTACAAGCGAACAAATTGTTTTATTGGCACAAGGGCATCAAGAGATAGAACAAAGATTATCTTACACAGAAAACAAAATAAACTATTTAGAAAATAAATCACCTATATTTTACAATCAAATTAAAATACTTGAAGATAAAAGAAAATCAAGAACTAATCAATTGGTAGGTTACAATCCAAACTGCGATAAATCAAAAGCCAACTATTCAAGAACAATAAGAGCATTGACTAAAAAATTTAAAAATACTTTCGGTGTAGCAAGATATGCAGATTTACCAAAAGAGAAATACAACGAAGCTTTAAAATGGGTTTCTAGTGTTGAAATGGTGGATTTGATATGAGCATAAAACTAACTGCAAAAGCTTGGGAAACTAATCAAAGTGGTAATGATTTATTGGTATTACTTGCCCTATGTGATTTTTCAAGCGATGAGGGTATATCTTATCCATCTTTAAAGACTTTATCTGATAAAGCTAAAGTATCAAAAACAACACTATCTTATATTCTTAGAGCATATGAAGAAATAGGGGTAATTACAAGAGAGCAAAGACAAAGAGAAAATAAGAGCGATACTTCAACTTTGTATAAAATAAATCACTTGAATATTGATGTTGAAGCTTATAAAATTGCATATCAAAAAGCTAGAAAATATACTTCAAAAAATAATGATAGTTCACATTGTGAACACCCTAAAAATATTGAAAATGTGAACACGGGTAATGAAATTGTGAACACCCTAAATGCAAATTGTGAACACCTTGAACCGTCAGTTCTTAACCATCAAGATATTAACCAAGAAGAAAAAAAGATAAAAAAAGAAAATTCAAATCCTAAAAATGATTTGATTGATGAATTGCTAGAAGAAGATTTTCAATACTTCAATCAATTCAAAACTATCATTGAAGATTTTATCCAGTACAGAAAAAAAATCAAAAAGGCATTAAAAACAACTGGACCAATAAAAGCATTTATCCAAGCTTTATGGGATTTGCAAGATTTGGGATATTCGATTGATTTTTGCATAGAGCAGATGAAAGCGAATGAATGGCAGACAATCAAACCTGATTATATCCATAAGCCACAGAAAGTGCAAAATAATATCAGTTCAAAACAAGAAAAAACAAAAGCATTCCTAGAAAATTATTACAAGAGAAAAGCAGAAGCTAACCAAAACAACAATGCTGATATTCTTGATGCAGAGGTGGTATGATGAGCCAAAATATTTTTTTAAATGAAAGTAAATTAGCTTTACATTTTGCACAAATCTTAAATATTTCGATTGATGATGATATTACGATTATGGATATTGAAAGTGAACTAAATACGATTGATGATCTCATAGAACTTAGAAAATTTATAAAAGAAAAATTTAATTATGAGAGATTTAGATTTTTGACTGGTTATCAAAAGTTTTTAGCTTTAGTAAAAGAGTTTAGAGAAGAGAATAAACCTAAATTGGATTTTGAAACAGAACAAAAAGTTTATAACTATACAACGAGATTATTATCTAAACTTACAAGTTTTGGTTTTGAGTTAAGTTTTTTAGTAAATTCTAAAGGTTGGGATTTAAACACAATAAACCTATCTAAAACTTACGAAAAGGTTTTAAACGATAAAGATATTGAAATTTGTAAGATAATTGGTTTTAGAGCCATTTACGACTTAACAAATAGCAATATACCTAAATTAGAAAATGAAATCGAAAGAATAGTTAGTAAAAAAGCACTTTATACAAAATATCCAAAATTAGCAAATGATATCAGTTCAAAACAAGATAAAACAAAAGCATTTGTAGAAACTATTAAAAAATTGCAAGGTGGTTTAAGATGAGTGCTAATTTTCTAAACCAAAATAAGTTAAAAGTTGCAACAGCATTTAGTGGTGGGTTAGCTGCGGTTGAATTTGCTTTGAAATATGAAAATATAAATCATGAAATAGTTTTTGCATGTGAATTTGATAAATATGCAAGAAAACAATATTTAAAGTTTCATAATGAACCAAAAACTTTTTATAAAGATATTAGAGATTTAAAAGCAACTAAATATGTGGATCAAATAGATTTATTTGTTTGGGGTAGTCCTTGTCAAGATTTATCAATGGCAGGGAAAAGAAAAGGTTTTAATGGTGATAAATCATCTTTATTTAGAGAAGGTGCAAGAGTTCAAGCTGAAATGAAACCTAAAATTTTTATTTTTGAAAATGTTAAAGGGCTTTTATCTTCAAATTCTGGAGCTGACTATAAAGAAGTTTGCAACACTTTTAGAAATCAAGGTTATCACATAGTTACATTACAAATGAATACTAAAGACTATGGTATTCCACAAAATAGAGAAAGAATATTTATAGTTGGCTTTCTTGATGTAAATAAATATCACAATTACAAAGAGCCTAAACCTTTTAAATTAGAAAAGAGATTAAAAGATATTTTAGAAACTAATGTAGATGAAAAATATTATCTATCTGAAAAGATGGTTCAGGGATTTATGAATAAAACAAATGGATGGAAAAACTCATTTAAACCAAGGAACAAAAATGAAATATCTAAATGTTTAACAGCAAGATACCATAAATCAGAAACAACAGACCCATATATTGTAGAAGACAATTGTGTGAAGATTGGATATATAAATCAAGATACACAAGCAAGTCAAGTATTTTCTTCCCTGGGAATATCTCCTACATTAAATGCAGGTAGTAAAGGATATTCACAAGGATATATAGAAGATATAAAATTAGAACAAATTGGAACACTTGATATCAAAGGTCATGAATGTACAAAAAGAGTTTATTCTGATAATGAAATAAGTCCATCTTTAGTTACTAAAAGTGGTGGTAATACTATTCCTAAAATTAAAACTAAATCAAATATTAGAAGACTAACTCCAAAAGAGTGTTTTAGACTTCAAGGTGTAAAAAATGAAGATATAAACATTGTTGTTTCAGATACTCAAGCTTATAAAATTGCAGGAAATGCAATATCTGTAAATGTAATGCAGTACCTTTTGAAATCATTATTTGGGAAATCAGAAATTAAAACTTCAATTTTTGATTTTGTAGGAGCTGGGTTATGAGAAGAAGACTTAACCCAAAAGAGATAAAAGAGATAGTTTTTGATTATAGAAACAGAGTTATGAAAATATATAACAAATCAAATCATCTTGTTTATGATGAAGTTGTGAGTGAGAATTTTTTTAATAAAACAGTTTGTAAATTTTTAGATGGATTGGAGCAAAACAAATGAGTAGATTAGAAACTTTAAAAAGTTCTTTAGAAAAAAAAGAAAAAAAACTAGACTCAAAATATGAAGATTATTTTGAAGATGTTAAACAGGCAAATGGACAACCATTGAATGATAAAAGAGGTGGACAAAAGATATTAAATAGATGGGAGAAAAAGAGTCAATCCATACATAATCAGAAAATAGAAATTGAGAAAACAAAAAATGCTATCGAGCGAGAAAAATATAAAATATTTAGTAAAAATGAAGTTTATGAAATTATGCCTTATTATTTAAAAAAATTAATCGATGATGGTGTGTTGAAACAATGGAGTAAGCACCCTAGAATAATGTTCGTTAATGGAGTTGAAAAAGCAAGAATTTATTTTGATGAAGAAACTAAAATATGTAGTCATAAATTCGTTAGAGATATACAAAATCAAGAACAATATTCAATTTTTAGAGATGTATTTAATAATATAAATAATTTACAAAAGGGTTTAAAATGATAAATGAAAGGGTAAATAAATGAGTATTTCAATTATCCCAACTGAACACCAGGAACAATCTTTAGTTATTCAATATTGTAACTTAAAAAAAATACCAATCTTTCATATTCCAAATGGAAGTTATAAATCTTTTACAGCAAGAATAAAATCAAAAAAAGAGGGTTTAGTTAGTGGAATTCCAGATTTGATGATACCCATAGCAAATAAAGAAAATCACGGATTATTTATTGAAATGAAAAGAGTTAAAAATTCTAAAGTTTCAGTACAGCAGCTAAAATGGATTGAACTATTAAACAATCAAGGTTATAAGGCTATTGTTTGCTATGGAAGTAGTGCAGCTATAAAAGAGATTGAAGAGTATATAAAAGAGAAATAATATGAGTAAAGAACTCTTAGGAAGTGAACTATATTATAGGGATTTATGCGAAGCTTACTATGGGCTATCTGATAAAGCCTCAAGTATGAAAAAGTTAAGCCTAAAATTAAACACTTTCCAAGAGTTATTTTTAAAATTAAAGGAAGATGAACAAATGATTTTACAATTACAAGATGATATAAATAATATAGGGCAAGAAACATTAATGCCTTACTTCAGATATAAGTTAAAAGACCTAGTTAGATTTACTACAAGACTATACTATACACACACAGATAAAGCTATTGAAAAGAATTTTTTAGATGAATGCAAAAGGGTAAAAGAGTATTTGGATAGAAAAATTAGGGCTTTGAAAATGAGACAAAGTTATATAGAGTTTTGAGAGGTGCTGAATGTATAAAATAAATGATTGGAATATTAATAGGTTATTTGTAGCATATATGAGAATAAAATATCCAGAGTTAGTTAAATATTTATCAAATCAAGGTGTTATAGTTATGTATCGCTTAAAAAATGGAAAGCCCTCAAATTTTTATCATCAGTTTTGTATAGTAGTAATTTTTAGATGTATTAGAAGAATAACTAAAAGATTTAAGAGTAGATAATGGCAATTAGTCAAGAAACAAATAGGCCTATTAGTGATGGAACAAAAGGATATCCTGAAAAAACTATAAAGGTAGTTGGATAATGGCTAAACTAACAGATGATTTGAAAGATAAAATTTTAAGTGATTTTCATATTGGTAAAACTCAAAATTGGTTAGCAACGAATTATAATCTTAGCCCAGCTACTATCAATAAACTATGTAAGGGGTTAACTCCAAAATATAAAGATAAAGTGAATACTGTAATATCTATAAAATCGGACTTATCACAAGAAAGTGAATATCAAGCATTCACTTTTGATAAAGAAGTGAATGAACAATTAAGATTAAAAAATTTAGTATTTAAGGCAACAGAAAAAATCATCAAAAATATAGATAAAGCAGTAAGTCAAAAAAGAGATATACTTAATGAAGAAGGAAAAGTAATAAGGCAAGAAGATTTATTACTGGATTCTAAAAGTGCTAAAGAGTATATAGACGCTATCGATAAAGCCTCGCTAACTTTAGGAATAAATCAAAGACATTCTAACAGTCAAATAAATGTAAACACTCAAAATAATTTAGAGCAAAACAACAACAATATTACAGTTGAATGGGATTAATGAATATTTCTATTAATTCTAAGCTAAAGCCTTTTGTTACTGAACATTATCGATACAATGTTGCTTATGGCGGGAGAGGTAGTGCTAAATCTTGGAGTATCGCAAGAATACTTTTATTATTAGCAAGTCAATCTAAAATTAGAATACTTTGTACAAGAGAGATACAAGATAGTATAAAGGACTCTGTACATAAGCTATTAAAAGACCAAATAGATTCATTAGAACTTCAAGGCTTTATAGTACAAAATGATGTTATGAAGCATGTAAATGGGAGTGAGTTTATCTTTACTGGACTTTATAGAAACATAACCAAAATTAAATCTATGGAAGCTATTGATATATGCTGGATAGAAGAAGCTGAAAGTATATCTTCTCAAAGCTGGGAAGTTTTAGACCCTACAATTAGAAAGCCAAACAGCAAGATTTTTATAAGTTTCAATCCTAGATATGAAGACGATGTAATTTATAAAAATTTTGTTATTACTCCGCCTTTAAATGCTTATGTTATAAAAGTGAATTATAACGATAATAAACATTTTCCCGATGAACTTGAAGCACAAAGAGTGCATATGCAAAAGACTAATCCTGAATTGTATTTGCATATTTGGGAGGGTGAACTCAAAAAGAATACAGAAGAACTTATAATGTCTGGTAAATGGGTTATAGAAGATTTTGAAACTCCACAAAATACACATTTTTACTATGGTGCTGACTGGGGATTTGCACAAGATCCGAATACTGTTAATCGTATGTTTATAGCGGAACATCCAACTTATGGTGCAAACTGTTTATATGTGGATTATGAATTAAACGATAGACCTTATAATGTTGATAAAAAAACAACTTCAACTGAATTAACCAATTTGCCAACTTTTTGGGACAATATGCCACTAATTAGAAATCATAAAATAATTGCAGATAGTGCAAGACCTGAAACAATAAATCATCTAAATAAAAATGGCTTTAATGTAGTAGGTGCAGTAAAAGGAACTGGAAGCGTTGAAGATGGAATTGAATTTATAAAAGGCTTTAATAAGGTAATTATTCATTCAAGATGCAAGAATACAATTTTTGAATTTGGAAATTATAAATATAAAGTTGATGTAAGAAGTGGGCAAATTACAAGATTTATTATAGATAAGTATAATCATCATATTGATGCGATTAGATATGCTTTAGAGCAGTTAGTAAAAAGAAATGTTAGCACACTATTAAGTAAAAGGATAGGAAGAAGATGATAATTGAAAAAGAAAAAGACAAAATTAGTTCCTTATTAAATAAAAAAATGCAAAGGAATAAAAAAGAAAACAATAAGTCAATCCCACTTTTTGAATTACCAAAGATTGATGGTATTGCACAAGATAGCTTTGATAATATTCACTTTAAAACTCCAAATCACTATAAAGGTGTTAATACTTTACAATTAGAATGGTTTGCTAATCATACTTTCATAGGTTATCAGGCTTGTGTTTATATTGCTAATAATTGGTTAGTTAATAAATCTTGTTTAATCCCAGCAAGGGATAGTTTAAGGCAAGGATACGAGTTAGATTATGAGATTGAAGATAAAGAGATAATTACAAAATTTGATAAAAAAATAAAGCTAAATGAAATCTTAAGAAATTATATTTATATGGGTAAAATCTTTGGTGGACAATTAGCATTTTTTGATATTAAATTTAATAGTGCTGGAGATAGAAAAGATTTTTACGAAAATCCTTTTAATCTTGATGGTGTTCCTAAAAATGGATATAAAGGGATTATCTTAATCGACCCAATTGATGTTGTACCTATATTAACTGCAAAAAATATTCAAGACCCTACAAGTGAAGATTATATGAAGCCTGAATATTATTTGATATGTGGAAATAAATATCATCATTCACACTTTACAGTTTATATACCTTATGAAGTTCCAAAGTTGGCAAAACAAAGATATAACTATTTCGGTGTATCTTTACCTGAGAAAATTTACGAAAGAGTTTATGCAAGTGAAAGAACTGCAAATGAAGCACCAGAATTAGCGATGACAAAGAGATTAGTTGCTATCCAACTTGCTGGACTTGATGAAGCTAATAGCGATATTTTAGAAGATAATCTAAGAATATTAACAGAATTTAGAAATAATTTTGGAGCGTGGATAAGTGATAAAGATAGCACTATTACACAACTTGAAACCTCTTTAGGTGATTTAGATACTACTATAATGACACAGTATCAATTGGTTAGTGCAATAGCTGGAATACCAGCAACAAAACTCTTGGAAGTACAACCAAAGGGATTTAATAGCACAGGAGAATATGAAGCTGAAAATTACAGACAAGATTTAGAAAGTATCCAATTAAACGATTTAGAGCCTTTATTAGATAGACACTATCAACTATTTTTAAAATCTAAAGGTTTGGATGGTGAAATTAAAATACAATGGAATCCTCTTGATAGTCCAACTGCTAAAGAATATGCAGAAATTGAGAAATTAAAAGCTGATACAGACAATGTGTATTTTACAGCTGGTGCGATTGATGGTGCTGATATTAGAAATCGAATAAAGAATGATAAGGAAAGTATTTATTATGGACTAGGAGACAAAAAATTGCAAGAACAAAATGAGATAGATAAATTACTAAGTAGCTTTAAAGATGAAGATAGCACAAACTAAAACGAAATGGGCTACTTCTAGAAATGCTAACATTTTTGGAAGTGCTTTAAAGCCTAATGTAGCAACAGAAGAACGATACAAAAAACAACTTGATGAAGTTATAAAGCTAATGTATAATGACTACAATAGGCAAGTTAAAAAACTTGTTTTGGTTGAGTTTAAAGGTTATGCCTTAGATAGTTCACTTGCAAGCCAATCATCAATTTTAATGAATTTTCTATCTAAAAAGTGGTATCAAAGATTTACAAAAGTTGCAAATATTTTTTTGAAAACATTTTTTAATCAAGTTGAAACAAATGCAACTAAAAGCTTAGAAATTAGTTTAAAACAACTAAGTGGTGGAATATCAATAAAACCTGCAAAAATGCCTTTATCTTTGCAAGAGAAAATACAAGCACACATAAAAGAGAATGTAGCACTAATTAAATCAATTCCCGAAGAGTTCCATTTGAAAGTTGAGAATAGTATAAATAGAAGTATTCAACAAGGATTAGGAACTAAAGACATATACGATACAGCTTTAGAAAATATGAAGCAAGGAAGATTTAATCAAGAGAAAAGAGCTTCTTTAATTGCACGATTAGAAACGGCAAAAATTACAAGTAGTATTCAATTAGAAAAAATGAAGAGCGTTGGTGTTAAAAAGTTTAGATGGAGGCATAGTGGTGGCGGTAAAGACCCAAGACCCTTACATCAAAAATATGATGGTCAGATTTTTAGCTTTGATGATTTACCAATCATTGATGAGAGAACGGGACAAAGAGGTTTGCCAGGAACAATATTTAACTGTGGTTGTTTTATGGAGCCTGTTATTGAGTTTGAAGAGAACTAAGCATATATAGTTCTCTAAATCTCTTCATAGTACATACACATCTTCTATCATATAATAATTGAGCCTTCTTTATGTAATATTCTTTTGGACTCTTTTCATAAAGAGCACTATCATACGACTTAATTAATGAAGTTTTGCTTTTTTTATTTTTCAAAACAAATCCTTTATGAAATATATTTTTTATTATACCTAAAATCTCTTTTTACTCAAAACATTTAAAATACTTTAAATCTATTTTTAGGAGGTATTTTGTCTAAACGAGAGTATGACCAAAATGGCTATTTAACTGTTAAAGATAACCCTATTACAAAAGCGGGTGTGTTTGAGTATTTAGGTAGCGAAATTGGTTTAAGTCCTGATGACCCTTTATATAATAGTATTGTTAAAGTTTACAGAAGTGAAGATGAGATAGTAAAAGCTATTGACTCTTTTAAAATGAAACCTTTTATCAATGAGCATACTTGGTTAGGAAAAAACGGTATGCCAGTTGAAAAAAAAGGTGTAGTTGGAGTAACTGGTGAAAATCTTTATTTTGAAGTACCACACCTAAAAGGTCCTTTGGTTGTTTATAGTGAAGACATACAAGATTTAATAGATGATGGGAAAATAGAGTTGTCTGCTGGTTATAAATGTAAGTATTTACCTAAAAATGGAATATTTAGTGGTGAACAATATCAATATGAGCAAGTAGATTTGTATTGCAATCATTTAGCTTTAGTTGATACTGGTCGAAGTGGCTCTGATGTATCTGTTTTAGATACAAAAGAAAAAATTAATACAAAGGACAAGAGTATGACTTTAGAAGAGTTATTGAAACTTATAGCTGAATTATCACCTGAAGATAAAACGGCATTATTTGAAGCTTTAAAACCTACTACTGATAACAAAACAGTAGAAGATAATGAAGCTGACAAAGAAACAAAAGATAACGATACAACAGAAGAAACAAAAGATGCTGAAGTATCTGAAAGTGAAGTTGCACAAGTTGTTACTTTAGTTGAAAAAGCTGAAGAACTTATCGCAAGTGAGAATATCGCAGAAGCTGAAACTGTTATATCTGAAGCAGTTGAAAAAGCTGAAAATCTTGAAGCAAAAGCCATGGATAGTCTTAACAAAAGAATTAAAGTTTTAAAAGTTGCAGTTAAAAAAGATAAAGAGGTTAAATCTTTTGATAGTTCTAAGTTTTTAAAAGAAATATCTGAAAGGGATAAATTAGCAAAAGGCTTAGTTCCTTTAATTGGAGCATTTGACCATTCAGCTATGACTTTAAATGATGTTGCAGTTTATGGTGCTAAAAAACTTGATGTAGTGTGCACACAAGATACAGCAGTAGCAGTTGTAAAAGCAGTTTTAAGTGTAAAACAAAAAGAAGTTAAAGCACAAGATACAGCTACAATAGTAAATAAAACATCTCAAAATGATGTTAAATCTAAATTATGGGGAGTGAAATAGAAATGGCTATTCCAAGTTCAATCAATGACAAAATGCCATCTTATGTGCATGGTGAGGTAGTTTTTGCAACGCCTTTAGTTGCTTATGCTGGATTGTTTAATTCGACGAATGAAGCTGATAACGGGATTGGTAAAGTTTATACGCATAAATCTGATGGAACATACCAAGCAGGTGGAGATGGTAAATTTGCTGGAATTTCTATTAATCCAAAAGCTTATAATCTTGATTTGCCTTTTAATGGAAGACAAGGAGAGTTCGTAAGAAGAGCAGAAATCGGATTAGTAATTGAAGCACCTGAAACTGTTGCTATTGGGGATAAGCTTTACTATAAAGCAGATGGGGAGATTACAGCAAATAAAGATAATGGTGAAATTGGTGAAGATTTGGTAACTTATAAAGAGATTCCAAATTGTTTAGTTGCTAGAAATGTACCTTTATACGATGAAGATGAAGAGAAAGCGACTTTGGTTGCTTCAATTTTAAATTAGGAGTTAAAAGATGAGTAAAATTATATCTTCTTTTACAGGTAGAGAGTTAAAGAAATTAGGTCAAGTTGATTTAACAAAAGTTAAAAATGTAACACATGATGATTTAAAAAATATTGGATTTAATTGTCAAGCTTTTGATAGTGCTATTTCTCAAATGGGTGTAACAAATGGTGCTTTAAGTGGTGATTTTTTAACTGAATATTTGGCTGGTACAGTTAGAATTGGTACAACTGTAAGGGTACTTGATGAGATTTTAGGTATTGCAACAGCTGGTAATTGGCACGATGAAGAAATCGCTTTAAGAGTTAGCCAACCTGTTGGTAAAGCTGAACTATACGGGGATTTAACAAATATACCTTTTAGTTCTTATGTTCCATCTATCGAAAAGAGAAATATCGTAAGATTTGAGCAAGGGTTTATGGTTACGAAGCTTGAAAGTGCTAGACAAGATGCTTATGGTTTTAATGAAATGGAAGAGAAAAGAATATCTACTGTTGAATCTTTAGAAATCATGAGAGAAGAAGTGGGTTATAGAGGATTTGCATCAACTGGTGCAAGAATTTATGGTTTACTGAATGATCCTAGTTTACCAGCTTACAAAACAAATCTAAGTGATTGGTTAAACCCATCAACAACATTCGCTCAAATTCTAGCAGATATTGAGGGATTGTTTAGTGATATTGAGGTTAGAAGTGGAAGCCGTGCAAAAGAGAGCGATAATATGACTTTAGTTATTCCAACTGGTTATAGAGTAGCTTTATCTAAGACAAACCCTGACAATCAAAATGAAACTGTAAGAAGTAGATTAAATTCTGAATTTCCAAATATGAGAGTGATTTCTAGTGCTGAATTTAAAGGTGCAAATGCTGGAGATGATTCTGTTTATTTAATTGTAGATAAAACAGATAATGATGGTTCGACTGATGGTGGTGAAGCAATTATTCAAGTTGTGCCAACTAAGTATATGATGCTAGGAAGTGAACAACAAATCAAAGGTTATGTAGAAGATGCAACAAATGCACTTGCTGGAGTATTTGTAAAAAGACCTTGGCTAGTTTCAAGAGGTTCAATCCCAGCTTAAAATTAGTAGGGCAAATCCCTACTAATAAAATAAAATTAAAGAGGTTAAATAATGGCAAAGTATATTTATTCAAGTTTACCAAATTCACAAATTTATAGTACAGATGCAGGTGATATTTTTATTGCTGGTGGTGCAAATTGCACTAACAAATTTATGGTTATTGATAGAGCAGTTGTAACACCCGTAACAGATGCACAAGTTGCAGCACTAACAAAATGTGAAGCTTTTTTAAGACATCAAAAAAGAGGTTTTTTAAAGATTGTTAATTCTAAAGAAGAGGTTGAAAAAGTAGGGTCTGATATGAACTCTAGTGATAAATCAAATCCTTTAAGTGAAGAAGAATTGGCAGTTGAAAAAAACAAAGCAAAAGCAACTGTAAATAAAGCAAAATAAGGATTTATTATGAACATAGCAAAATTTAAGCAAATGTATCCAATTTTTAATGATGTTAGTGATGATGTTATTGAAATGATGGTTGATAAAGCTGAATGCTATGTTAATAAATCTAAATGCAAATGCTACGAGCAATTATTATTTTTGGTAGTTGCTCACTTGCTTTACTTAAGAGAACAGCAAGAACAAGGGAATAATAATACAAGTGCTATTGCAAGTGCCACAATAGATAAAGTATCAATATCTTATCAAGCACCTATAAGTACAAGTTCAATGTCACAATGGTTTAATCTAAGCCCTTATGGGATTGAATATTTAGCATTAAATAAAAGATGTAATGGTATGCCTAGATATATAGGTGGAAGCTTAGAAAGACAAGCATTTCGTAAAGTAAGATGAAACGAACTACTAACAATAATCATTTAAAACAACAAATTGAGATTTTAAAAAATACAGTTGTTAAAGTTGGATATTTTCCTAATAGTGAAAGGGTTGATTTACAGACAAGATTTAAAAAAGATAGTAATGGAAAAAGAACTAAACAAAAAGAAACAGTAAAAAAACCAACAGTAACAAATGCTTATATTGCTTCAATCCACGAATTTGGAAGCCCTACAAATAATATTCCACCTAGACCAACTTTAGGACCAGGATTAAAAAACAATCAAAGTGAATTTTCTAAAATTTTAATAAAGAGTTTTAAAAATGGTGATGTTGATAGTGGGTTTGAAATGATAGGACAATTAGCAGTTGCTAAAGTTAAAAATGAGATAACGAAAACTACAAGACCAATTTTAAAAGAGAATACAGTTAGAGCAAGGCTAAGAGGTAAAAAACAAGGTAAATCTGTATCACTTACAATCGCTAAACCTTTGGTTCATACTGGACAAATGCTAAGTGCCGTTAATTATTCAAAAGAGAGAAAATAAACTATGAATAACTTATTAAATCTTGCATTGTCTGTATTACCAAAAACAAAAGCCAAATGGTACCAATTTGACAAATTAGAAGTTGATGGGAGAGGTAAAGAGAAAGCAATCTACAAAGAGCCAGTTTTAATAGTTGGTAGTTTTCAGTCAATGGATATTAAAACAGTTCAAGAAATAGGATTGGATATTCATAAAGACTATAAAGTCTTTTACACTTCAAATAATATTCAAATCGTGCAAAGAGAAACAAGCCCAGATTATTTGGAAATATTTGAAGATACTTATGATGTATTACACTTACCTAATGATTGGTTTAAAATGAATGGTTGGAGAGGTTTAATATGTATAAAGAGAATTTAACACAAGCAAATATAGAAACTATTTTTAGAAGTAATTTTTTAAGTTGTATGAATGATTATGGAATAGAAGATATACCAGTCTTACAACATTATGATTATGTTAAAAAAGGGAAAAGAGATATCGCAGTATATTTCACAATCCAAAACCCAAGAAAAGTAGGCAATGCTTATCGAACTTATAAAACAGAAGATGACAAAGCAAACCATAGAGAACATCAACACTACGAAGCAACAGTTCAAATAACAACAATAAGCGATGAAGATAAAACAAATATTGCACCTTTGGACTTAGCCCTAACATCATCAAATATTGTAGGAAGCTTACCTTTTATTGAAGCTATGAGAAAGCAAGGTATAGGAATACAAGCTGTAACAGATGTAAGAACTAATAATGTACTTGATGAAGCTGAAAATTTTGTATTAGAATGTAATTTTTCCTTTCAAATAACTTTCAATAAAGAACTAAAACCAAATACAAAAGCTTTACGTAATGCTTACTTAAATGGAATAACTCGAATATAAAATCTCAATAAATCTCTTTTTACTCAAACTCTTTATGATTTAGAAATTAAATTTTAAAAGAGGAAAAAATATGGCAATTTCTCAACGAAGATATGTAGATATTACAAGTGCCGTTATAGGCGCAAGTGCCGTTGGCTTACAGTCTTTAGATTGTAGAGTTTTTACGGATAGTGAAAAGGTTTCGACTGGTGCAGTATATGAATTTGCAACAGCAACCGATGTTTTAGCAACTTTTGGGGAGGGGAAAGAGCATGAATTTGCAAGTAAATATTTTGCATTAACAACACCTGCACCCGTGAGTAGACCTAAAAAATTACAATTTACAACACACTTACTAACAGATAGACAATACCAAATTTTTGGAACAAATCCATCGCCCATTTCAAGTTTTACAGTTTTAGGAAGTGTAAATTTAGTTTATACAAAAGCAGATGGAACAGTAACAACAATTAGTAATTTAGATTTTTCTGAAGTTGTTAGTTATGCTGATATTGTTTCTGTAATAGAGAGTGATATTCCTTCAAGTGATTTTAGTTTAGATTTTAAAGATGGAGTATTTGTAAGTTCTTCAAATGATGTTATCAAATTTGAAACTGGACAATTATCTGATTTGTTAGGTTTAGCAAGTCCTTATAGAACTTCAAATGCTGGAACTACTCAAACAATGTTACAAGCTTATGCAACAGCTTTAAATAAAAATAATAGTTTTGGAAGTGCTTATTTTTTAAATAGAGGTAGTTTAGAAGAGTGTATCGCAGTTGCTGAATACAACGCTAGTCAAAATGTAAGATATATGTTATTTATTCAAGTTAAAGGTAAAAGAGTACAAAGTTTAGATTCTTTGGGTGCAACAGTAGAAGATATTGTATCCGTAGATAATGAACTTGAAGAATTTAGCGAATCTTTAATTGAAACTGCTTCGGTTGGTTTAATTTTAGAAATAGAGGGAGAAGAGAGTGAGTATTTAGCACACTTACCAGCTGGATTGCTTAGTGCAACAGATTACACTCGGGCAAATGGAACTATGAACTATATGTATAGACAAGCAGGAGTAACTTTAAAAGAACAAGCTACAAACGATTTAACAGCTAATAAACTTGATAAATTAAGAATAAATTATTATGGATTAACAGCAGAAGCTGGAAGCGATATAAGATTTTTCCAAAGGGCTTATCTTTGTGGAAGTGCAAATGCTCCACAAGATATGAGTGTACACGCAAATGAACAATGGTTAAAGTCAAGATTTATTCAAGACTGGTTTAATTTACAACTATCTACAAGAGGAGTTCCTGCAAATTTAGATGGAAAACTAAGAGGTGTATCTGTAATTTCGGAAGTAGTAAAAGAAGCAATCAACAATGGAACAATACTAAAAAACAAAGAGTTTACAGTAACCCAAAAATTAGCAATTGCAGACGCGACTGGTGATGAGAATGCTTGGATTACAGTTATGAATAATGGTTGTTGGTACGATGTAGAAATAAAAGAGCGAACTGGTGAAAGTGGTATAGCTGAATATTATCTTGATTATATTCTTGTATATGCTAAAGGTGATTGGGTTAGAAAAGTGGTTGGAAGCCACAATTTAGTTTAAGGAGTAAATAGATGGATGTTTCAGCATTAGGTTTTAAAATCCTTGTAAAAGATACAAAGATATTTCCAATGGGATTTGCAATTAGTAGAACAGCAGATGGAACCGACCCTTTTGGGTTTAATACAGTTACTTTGGGAGAAGCGACAGTTGATGCTAACGGACATATAGTTTATGCAGCAACTCCAAATCCAACAGAAATAACTCTTAATCTTCTCCCAAATAGTGAAGAAGATAACAATATGAGTTTACTATTTGAAAGTCATAGACCTAGACCTGGAGTTGCAAGAACAGGCGGAGAAATTACAATTACAATAATGTATGCAGATGGTAAATCTATAACTGCTAATAATTGCTATTTTCTGACTGGTGACCCTAAAAGAAGTGTGCAAGCACCTAGTAGATATAAAAACAAAGTTTATACTTTCGCGTGTGAGGATTACGAATAATGGCTAATTTAATTAAACCTTTAGAAGTTGAAGTAAAAGATATAGATGGTGTTTTACATAAATATACAATTAGTAGATTGCCTACTGTTGCAGGTAGAGAAATACTAGCAAAATATCTAGGTGGAACTATGCCTAAAATTGGAGATTATAAAGATAATCACGAATCTATGCTTAAAATGATGAAGTATGTAGCAGTTGAGATAGACGGTGTACTACATCCTTTACAAACACAAGCATTAATAGACAATCATATTCCTGATACTGAATGTTTACTAAGACTTGAAATTGAAATGATAAGACATAATACAAGTTTTTTCGGGAACGCAGGGAGCTCAAACTTACTAGACTTCCTGCTTCAAAAAATCAAGGCTTCAATCCCGTCGAACTTCAAAACGCAGATAGTTTCATTGCTACAATCCTTACAGAAAAATTAGCAACATATACAGAGTTAAAAGAAAGTATAGATTTAGAAGAGGCTTTGGATTTATGGGAAATAGCGATAGTAAACAGATACAACGAAGCTTTAGCGATAGAAAGTGCAAATAGGAAAAGGTAGAAAAATGATTTTAGATTTCTTTGTTAGTGTTTTTACAGCAGATACAAAAGATTATGAAGCTGGTGCTAAAAAAGTAGAAAAAAGCACAGATGAAATAGCCGAAAGTATGAAAAATGCTGAAAAACAAGCACAGGACACAACTGCTAAATTTAAAGATTTTCTAAAGGGGGCTATCGGTTTTTTAGGTACTGTTGCAGTCGCAGGTAAAGGTGTTGGAGTTGCTATTTCTCAAGCTGATAAGATAAATACTTTAAATCAAGTTGCAACAAGTTTAGAAACAAATGTCGAAAATTTAGATGCCTTTACTAAAGCATTAAAGGAGAATGGAGCAGAAGCAGAAGCAACAGAAGATGCTTTGAGAAATGCTTTTAATTCTAGTGCAGAAGCGATAAACAATGCTGAAAGCGAACAAGCTAAAATATTTAAACAATTAGGTATATCTTTAAATAATGCTGATGGAAGTATAAAAGATACTACATTACTACTTACAGAATTAGCAGGAGCAACAGAGCAACTAGACAAAAGACAAGCTAATAATATATTTCAAAAACTAGGAATTACAGACAAGAGAGTTATTGATGGACTCTTAAAAGGTCGTAAAGAACTAGAAGAAAACATTAAAAAACAAAAAGAAAACGGAGTAATTACAAAAAGACAAGTTGAAATAGCTGAAAAATATAAACAAGCACAAGATAGATTAAATAGTTCTCTTGAAAATGCTAAAAATTCAATTATGGAATATATCGCTCCTGCTATTACTTGGTTGCTCGATAAATTTAAAATAGTAGTTGATTGGATGAATGAACATCAAGCTTTTGTAATTGGATTTTTTGTAGCAATAGCAGTAATTATATCAACTCTATATTTACCAGCGATGATAAAAGCTGGGATTGCTACTATGGTTGCTATGGCTCCAATTCTTGCAATAGCAACAGCGGTAGGAATTTTTGCAACAGCAATAGCTTTATTAGTTGATGATATTTATACTTGGATTGATGGGGGTGATAGTCTAATCGGACAATTAATAAGTTTCGATGATGCTATGAAATGGGTTAATGAAACAATAGATTCACTTGTTGAAGCATTTAGTAATGGAATTCAAGGAATAAAGAATTTTGGTAGTGCTTTTGTTAATATGGCAGTTGGAGTTAAAGATGATGTAGTTGCTAACTTTAATGCTGTAAAAGACTTTATCAACGGACTTTTAGAAACTGTATTTGGTGCTATAAATAAAATAAAAGACACTTTTAATGGTGTAAAAAGCTTTCTTGGAATGGGTGGAGAAGTTAAAATCACAGAAGAAAATATTTCTAAGAAAGCAAATGGAGATACAGTTAAAGGCTCGTTAGCTGATGTTGTTCAAAATGCAAACAAAGATTTACAACTTGCTAATAAAACGATGGCAAATGTACAATCTAATCCTTTAAATAAGGTAAGTTCACAACAAATTAGTAATATGTCAAATTCTAAAAATGAACAAAATATCGGAATTGGAGAAATTAATGTAAATACTCAAGCTACAAGCAGTAAAGAGATATCAAGTGATATTAAATCAGACTTGGAAAGCCAACTTCAAAACTTAAAGGCTGAAAGTTATTCAGGGATTGATATATGATAATTCAATTTTTTGATAATGATACAAAAGAAGTAATATTTAAGAGTACAAATATTGTAAGTTTAGATGCTAAATTAAACAAACAAGCTACAAAGTATCAGGTTGAAGATGGAACAGAAAGAAATAACCATATTATCGAAAAAGCAAAAGAAATAGATGTATCTTTAGTCTTAACAAAAGTTGATGAAAATGAAAATATAGCCTCGTTTCAAGAGTTGCTGGATTATTTTAACAACAATAAATTAGTAACTGTTCAGACTAAAATGAATATCTACAATAATATGCTAATTGAAGCAATACCACATACAGAAAGTAAAGATATTTTTTATGGTTGTGCTATAAGTATGCACTTAACAGAATGGAGAGAGGTTAAGCCCGAATATGGAGAACTTAGACAAGAACAAGTTAAGGATAAAAAACATTCTGATACTCAAAAAACTGGACGACAGCAAGGCACAGAAGTAACAAATGCACAAGAAAAAGGAAAAGGCGTAGGTATATTAAGAGGGTGGACAAAATGACAATAGTTAGATTAAACTTATTTATATTACCAAATCAAACTCTAAGCTTTGAAGATGATAACAACTTCTACACTTTAAGAATATATAGAAATAAAGAAAACACTACTTTATGCGATGTTACAATAAATGATATAAGTGTTGTAAATGGTGTAGCTATTCAACCAAATCAACCTATTATCCCCTATCGATACTTATGTAAAGATGGAAATTTTTTTATAACTACTCCAACAGATAATGATGAGATAGATTATAATAAATTTGGTGTAAATCAATTTTTATATTTTGGATATTTTGAATGATTGAGATTGATTTAATAAGAGTAAGAGTTGGGATTGAAATAGAGGGTCAAATGACTTTTTATGAAAATATGAAAATAAAAGCGACTGGTAAAAAATTCACAGACCCCACGCAGAATGAAGCAGAAGTTACAATAAGTGGATTAAATGAAAAAACAAGAAATTTTATTTTAACTGAAACTAGCCCTTACACTAAAAAGTCTAAACCTAGCAGATTGACAATTGAAGCTGGACGGGTTAAAGATGGACTATTTTTAATTTTCAATGGGGATATTATAAGTGCAAATGTTGGAATGCCACCTGATTTGGATTTAACTATAAAAGCAAAAACAAATAATTCCAATTTTGCTAAGGTAGTTATCACAAATGGAAAAGCACAACAGAAATTATCTGAAATAGCAAAAATAATATCTAATAATAATGGGTTAAATCTTAACTTTTTAGCAAAAGATAAAAACATTGCAAACTATTCTTATTCTGGTACAGCTTCAAAACAAATTAAAGATTTACAAGATGTAGGAAATGTTAATGCTTTTGTAGATGATAAAGATTTAATAGTTAAAGATGTACTAAGTCCTGTAAAAGGCAGAAGAAGAATATTGAATATGAATAGTGGATTAGTGGGTATTCCTAAGCCAACCGAAACTGGAGCAGAAATAACATATTTAATAAATGATAATAGCCTTTTAGGTGGTCAAATAACTTTAGAAAGTAAATTTAATAAACCTTTAAATGGTGATTATGTAATTGAAAATCTATCTTTTAATATAGAAAATCAAGGTAATAACTTTTTTTATATTGCAAGTTGTAGGAGACTAAATGTTAAATCCTAACACAAACAGCGAAAAAGGTGATTTAACATCTAATTTAAGGCTATTTTTTGAAAGCTTTATAAAAGAGAATTTAGATGATATGCTACCTTGCAAAGTCGTTGCACATGATAGAAATACCAATAGAGTAGATTTACAACCACTTATAATGTTAAAAGCGACTGATGGAAGTAAAATCAATAGACAAATTATAAAAAATATTCCTGTTTTTAGGTTTGGTGGTGGTGGCTTTTTTATATCCGTTCCTATTAAAGTTGGTGATTTTGGCTGGATAAAAGCAAATGATAGAGATATTAGCTTAATGTTTCAAAGCGGTGGGAAAGCTGATATTCCTAATACGAAAAGGCTACATTCTTTTAATGATGGATTATTTTTCCCTGATACTTTAAAGGACTGGATAATTGATAACAAAAATGCTGATGCTTTAGTTATTAGCAGTATGGACGGTTCGACTTGTATTGCAGTTGATAATGGTAGAGTAGAGATAGACGCACAAGATTTAATCATAAATGCTACAAATATACAATTTAATAGTTCTACATTTAAACATAATGATAAAAATGTAGGAGATACACACAACCATTTACAAAATGATGGTAATCACTTTGGTGGTGGGGTAAATACAAATCCACCTAACCCATAAAGGAGTAAACTTGGATACTTTAAAGTTAGATGATACGGGCGATTTATGTCTTTGTAAAAAAAACAATTTAGCAATATATAGAGATTTGAATGCAATAAAACAAACTTGCGAAAATTATGTAAAAGCAACATTAAACGAGATGATTTTAAACTGGAATAATGGAGTGCCTTATTTTCAAACAGCTTTTAATACAAATGTAAATATTCCTCTGTTTGAAAATAGTATTAAAAATAGACTTTTGGAAGTTGATGGGGTTGAAAAAGTAATAAGTGTTGAAGCTAAAGTAAACAATGAAACATTAAGTTATATAGCTTATATACAAACAATTTATGGAGATGGAGTAATAAATGGCTAGTTATGAATATGTTGTTGAAAATGGTGTGATTGTTCCTGATACAAGCACTACAAAAGCAGATACAATCGAAGAGTTAAGAACTATTCCAGGTTTTGAAAATATGGATTTTAGTGATGAAACCCCACAGGGTGGAATTGCAAATGCTATAACTTTAGTTAAAGATGATGTAGTTCGAAACAATGCTTATATTGCTAATCAATTTAATCCTAATTTAGCAAAAGGTACGTTTTTGGATGGAATAGGGAGTTTAACGGGTACAAAAAGATTTAATGCAACTTATACAATGGTTTATGATGTAGAGTTGCGAGGAAGTGCAAATACTTATATTCCTGACACTTTAACAGCAATAACAACAGATGGAAACGAATTTAAAATAGTAAGTCCTACTGTTATTGGCTTAAATGGAATTGCAAAAGCTAATTTTAAAGCAGTTAAAGAGGGTTCTATTCCTTGTCTAGCTGGTGCATTAGATACCGTTTCTACTTCTGTTTTAGGATTAGAAAGTATTACAAATCCAAATGATGGTGTTTTGGGAGAAGATAGAGAAAATGATATAAGATTTAGAAGAAGAAGAGAACAAACATTAGCTATTCAAGGAACTAGCACAACCGAAGCTATTATAAGTGGACTATATTCTTTACCTAGTGTTAAATCTTTAAAATTTTTGGAAAATCAAACCTCTGCTCCTGCAACAATAGAAGAAGTTGATTTAGTTGCTAACTCAATTTGGGTATGTGTGGATGGTGGAACAGATGAAGAAATAGCAAGAATGCTAAAATCAAAAAAGGATGTTGGTTGTGCTTTGAATGGTGATACAAAAGTTAATATAACAGATGAATATTCAGGGCAAATTTTAGAGTATAAATTTGATAGACCTGATGAAATTCCTATTTTGTTAAGAGTAACCGTTAAAAACAGTTCTCTAAGTCCACAAACTTTAATCCCTTATGCTTGTGTTGAATGGGCAAATGGAAATCTAACAGCAGATGATGGGCTAGTTGTCGGTAGAAGTGTAAGCCCTTACGAAATTGGAAGCGCAATAAATGAAGTTGAAACAAGTTTTCATATTCTGAATATTGAAACTAGCCTAAATGGTACGACCTGGAGCAGTTCTGTTGTTGAAATAAAACCTTGGCAGGTTGCAAGATTAACAGCAACCGCAGTTACAGTTGTAGTTGTCTAAAGGATTTTATATGTTTGAATATGAAAAAGAAGATATAAAGAGTGTGATTTTATGGCAGTACGAAACTGCTACAAGATACAAAAATATTATTAAAATAATTGAAGATAGTTACAATATTTTACAAGCTGATTTTTGGGAGAAGTGGTATAGGGATGTATTCAATATAGATACTGCGAATGATTTTGGGCTTTATATTTGGAGTTTGATTTTAAAAACTCCTGTTCAATTTGATTTTCAATCTGATTCCAAAACTGCTTTTGGATTTAGAGAACATAGGAAAAATTTTAGTAGTCCTACAAATTTTGGAAATAAAAATGGTGGATTTGTAAATTTCACGACAGAACAAAAAAGATTAATTATAAAATGTAGATATTTCCAAATATCGCATAAACCCACAATGGACAACATAAATGCCTTTTTAAAAGAGAATTTTTGGAAAGATGATAATAGAGTTTATGTTTTAGACAATTTCGATATGCAATGGATTACTTATTCTTTTTTCTATCGACCTGATGCCTTTTTGGATTTTTTACTTAACGAAGCTAATATTCTACCTAGACCAGCTGGGGTTGGTGTAAAAATTTTAATATTCTCTAAAACTGCTTTTGGATTTGGAGAAAATAGAAAGAATTTTGCACCACCTAGCAATTTTGGATTAATAGAATAAAAAAGGACTTTTAAAATGAGTGCTAAAAAATTTAACATACCTTTTGCAACTTTAGGAGATAAAACAGAAGTTCCAGTTTCTGCACAAGTGGACGGAAGTACCTCTTATGAGCAAGGATATCCGTACGGGTATGAACTTGAATATACAGACCCAAACGCGAAAGACATCAACAGACCCAAACTAAACCAAATTTTATATGATATTACAAATGCAATAAGAGAGATACAGCAGGGCGGTGTTAGTGAATGGAGTGAAGATGGTAAGCCTTATAAAATTAATAGCTTAGTATATGCTCCTGATGGAACTGTAAAACAAAGTTTAATAGCAAATAACAATAATGCTACTACTCATTCTAGCTGGTCGAATTTAATTAATGCTTCGACTTTAGCGACTGCATTATCAAATATTTCTTCTGTTCCTGAAGGTTTAATATCTATGTGGAGCGGAACGATAGCAAATATTCCTAGCGGTTGGGCTTTGTGCAATGGTCAAAATGGAACACCCGATTTAAGAGACAGATTTATAGTAGGTGCTGGAAGTTCTTATAATGTAGGAGTAACTGGTGGAAGTAAAGACTCGATAGTTGTTTCACATACGCATACTCAAGCTTCGCATACGCACACTGGAACAGTTGGAGCATCAGGAGCACATACGCACACTTTATCTATAACATCATCAGGAGCACATACGCATACATTAAGTATACCAATTGCAGCCACATCCCCAAGTAGTGCGTATCCAATGCAAGGATATTACAATGGCAAAACAATGGACATAACGTCAAGTTCATCAGGAGCACATACGCATACAGGAACAGCTGCATCATCAGGAGCCCATACACATACTATAACAAATAATTCAGTTGCCCCAGCTATTGCATCAACTGGAAGCAGTGGAACAAATGCTAATTTGCCACCATATTATGCTTTAGCATATATTATGAAGCTATAAAAGGCTTTTAGCAAATGCAAAATTTGAATGATTTATCAGTCCTACTGAAAATATATTTTTCAATATTTTATTCGTATATTTTGATTTCTCTTGATTATGCTGGAATACCACATAAAACTTTTTTTGTTTTGTGTACTTTAATGACAGTTGATATATTTACAGGAATTTATAAAGGTTATATTTTAAAAGAACTCTCTTCAAGTCCAATAACAACAGGTATTATAAAAAAGTCTGGATTATTGATTGCACTTTATATGATTTTTTTAGGTGTTTCAGTTGTACCTGAATTAAATTTTATAGGAAATTTATTTGTTGGAATGTTTATATTAGCTGAATTGATTAGTATTGTAGGAAATATCGTTGTTATTAGAGAGAAATATAAAATTTCAGAACACGATGCTTTAATAAAAATCAGTGAAGTTTTAAAAGATTTATTCAAGAAAAAAGGAAATAAAGAATGATTGAATTTTTACTAACATTTTTTAAAAATGATGTATTTCTAAAATATTTCAAAATTGGAATTATTGCAGTTGTTTTAACTTTTATATTTATAGCTTTTTTATATGTTAAATCTCTAAAAAATGAAAATATAGAATTAAAGAAAGATTATTCGGATTTAGAACTATTACATAAAGAAAAGATGATCGAGAAAGCACAAGAGATAAAAGATTTCAAATTACAACTTGAAAATGAAAAAGCAACGAATAAAGATAAAGAGATTGTAAAGGATAGCGTTTCTAAACTAAAGCAAGAAGTTATAAAAAGAGGAGAGATTCAAAATGAAGATAATTTTATCATCTTTGATTTTTAGCTTTTTTTTTATTGGTTGTAGTGCTAAGCAAGAAATAGTTTATAAATATAAATATGTATGTTTTGAACAAACTAAATTACAGAAGTTAGAGACTGTAAAGATTAGAATACATCAGAAAGATTTAGATGTAGCAACTCAATACAAGCAAGTAATTGAAGATTATATAGGATTTTATGAAAAGCAAGTTGATAGATATAACACTTTTTGCAAAAAACAAATTGATAAAAATTTCCCGCGGGAAAATATAAAGGAAAATGAAAAATGAAATTAGTAATACCAGGTAAAGCAATTGAGATAGGTTTAAATAAATATTTAGAACATTACATAAAAGCAGTTGAAGAGTTTTGGCACTTTGATAAAGTTATAAATAATATACAAATTGAACATTATTTTATTGCTCAAGCAGTTCAAGAAAGTAGGTTTAATCCGAATGCAAAAAGCCCAGTTGGTGCCTTGGGTATTGCTCAATTTATGCCTTTAACAGCTAAAGAAGTGGGTCAAGAACTAAGAAATCATCAATTATTTAAAAACGGATTTAATCCTTTAGATGATATACAATCTGTTTATGCACAAGTGTATTATATGAATAAACTTTTTAGAAGTTGGAAAGTAGAAAGAACAGCTTTAGAAAGATTTGAGTTAGCTTTAGCTTCATATAATGCTGGGTTAGGAAATATTTTAAAATCTCAAAAGTTAAGTGGAAACAAGAGAAACTGGAACGATATTAAAAAACATCTTGCAAATATAACTGGAAGAAATAGTTTAGAAACTATCAATTATGTAGAATATATAAAAGGTTATGTTTTACAAATAAAGTAAGCAAGTTTGTTACTTGCTTTGCCTTAACTCTTTTTCTTCTTTGATTTTCTGTAAGCCTTTTAGCATAAGTTCTACTTTTTTTCGACCTACTTGATTATTTTTATAATGTGTAATGGCTGATTTATCTACTCCTAAAAATTCAGATAATTCTTTTTGAGTTACTTTTATTTTACTCTTCATATAAATCTCCATTATTTAAAAGTGCTTTTGTTTTGTCTTTTGAGATTATCCAGTTAATTTTCATTTTTTAACTATTCTTCTATCGGGATAAGATAATTTATATCCCTTTTCATCTAAAGCTTTTTCAAAAAGTTTTAAGTTAAAAGCTAAAAAATCATCATTTACACTTTTAACAAAATCAACCTTGTCCCATTCTGCAAGATAGTCAACAGTATCAACATTATAAATTTTTTCTATTTCCCCATCTAGTCCGCCCCAAGAGTCGCAGTCTCTCGTTTCTAATGTCCAATCTCCAAATCCATTATCATTAAAACCTGATATTTCATCATATTTATCACTATCTTCATTATAAAGTTCAATTCTTTTCTTTTCGAATTCTTTGATTTCTTCAATTGTCCATTCTTTTTTATTATTGTAAAATTCAACAAGTTCGTTGTATTTTTTCATCTTCTATCCTTTATTTCTTTTTATGTATAAAGAATTATATACTACATTATATAAAATATAACTTAAATAATTGAGTTAAACTCAACTATTTTATTGTTTAAGATTATAGGACGAAATATTTAAAGTTTGTTTGTGATGTTCAAAAAACAAAAGAGTATATTTAGTATTTAAGTATAGAAATGTATTGATAGTGTGTCAAATTTGTACAAAGATTTAACTATTTAAAAATTAGATTTAACATATTAAATAAAATAAAAGTATTGTAAGAGTGCTATTAAAGGGTTGTTTTAGTTTATTTAATGTGTTTATATTCTATATATAACTAATTCTTAGTTAATGAAATATTATCCAATAAGATATTAATTATAAAAGGTTTAGAAATTTAAAAACACTAAATAGTACCCGAAGGGGTACTGTTTTTAGAAAATAAAATAAGATACCATCTTTAAAAATCTAAATATTAAAAGGATATTTATGGCAACTCAAGCTGGAAAAGTACAATCAATAGAAAATGGAAAGTTTTTAGTAAAAGATCACAATGGAAATATAAAAGATTTAAAAGTGGGAGATATAGTTTTTGAAAATGACACAGTATATGGTGATATTTCAAATTCAAACTCTTCTAAAATAGAGATTCTTTTAGATGGAAATGATGTAATTGTTTTAATGCAAGGACAAAAGCAACTTATAGATAGTTCTTTGATTGAAACAGCATTTGGAAATGAGGAGCTATTTTTTACAAGAGAAGCAATGGAACAAGTTTTAGACGCTCACAATGAGATTGCTAATGTATGGAGTGATTTAAGAGATGCTGATTTTGATGATTTTATAGATATTACAGAAGAAGAAACAACAGCAGGGGAAGAAGAGGAAGAAGTTACTGAAGGAAGTATAGGTACTTTTGCTTCTAGAAATGGAGATATTGTAGATGTTATAAGTGATTTGAGAAAAAAATCATGGATAAAAACTCAAACTTATAAAGAGGTAGAAAAAGGTGATGATTATGATAAATTAAACTCAAAACCTTTAGGTAACACAACGCCAATCGTTACAATTCCAATAGATAGACCAAGTTCAACTCCAATAGAAAATGTTACTCCACCAACAGTAACACCAATTCCAACTCCAGTTGTACCTGTAATTCCTGAAGAACCACTTCCTTTAGTAACTTTAGGTGTAGACGATGTAACAGTTTATGAAAGTGAAGGTTTTTTGATATTCACAGTGACTATAGATCAACCAACAAGAGAAAATATATCATTTAACTATAAAACTTCACAAAATACAGCAGAAAGTGGAAAAGATTATCATGATGTTGAAGGAAATATAACAATTCCTTCTGGAAGTACAAGTGTACAGATAAAAGTTCCAGTAGTAGATGATTATATATCTGACAATGGTGAAAATATGAAAATCACTATTTCAAATCCAATAGGAAATGTAGTAGTTTTAAAACCAGAAGGTGTAGGAACGATTTTAGATAATCCACCAGCAAATAATAATCCACTAGATCCAAATAAACCTGATAGTGAAACTGGAACTTATGGAGAAGAAGATACAGTATTTGTAGTAATCACTGGAGACAAAACTGTAAATGAGGGAGATAAAGCTAATTATATAGTTCAAATCATAGATAAAGATGGAAATCCTGTAGTTGTAACAAAAGATACAAAAGTAACAGTTATATATAAAAATATTTCAACATCAAATGATGATACAGAATATAAAGATGGTGAATATATAAAAAAAGATATTATCATCAAAGCTGGAACTTCAAAATCAGAAATTTTTGATGTAGAAACAAAAGATGATTATTTAGCTGATAATGGAGAAAATTTTAAGCTAGAAATAACACAAGTGGAAACAACAAATGAGTTTGAGAATATAGTAATAGGTGATAAAAATGGAAATCAAAAAGATATTACAACAACTATTTTAGATGATAGTAAACCTACACATTATAATCCAGAAAATCCAAACAATCCAACTCCAAGTTATCCAGATCCAAATAAACCAAATGATGGAAAAATAGAGAAAAATCAAGAACAAGTAATATTAAAAATAGTTGCAGTCGATGAAACTGGAAGCCCAATAATGGATGGAAATAAATATACATTTGTAAATGGTGTAAATGAAGGTTCAAATGCAAAATATATGGTTTTAGCATTTGAACCAAATACAACAGAGTTTACAACACAAACTGTTTTATCTCCTTCACTTCAATCAGGAACAGTGACTATAAAAACTGCTGATGATACAGCACTTACAACTGGCACAAAAGATGATGCAAAACTAGATTATGAATCAACACAAAAAACTGTAACATTGGGGCAAGTGTTTGAAGTAAAAACTTTGGATGATTATATATCTGATAATGGTGAAAAATATAAAGTATCTATAATTGATAGTTCATACACACATCCAAGTACTCCAATATATGAAAATGTAAAAATAGACCCAAATCCAGTAATAACAACTATTTACGATAATAGTAATCCAAATAATGGAACTCCACATAATCCAAATGATCCAACAAATCACAATCAAGAATCAGATAAAGATATTGTTCTTATAAAACTTTTTGCAGCTGATAAAGATGGAAATGTTATAAAAGATACAAATGGAAATTATGTATTAGCAAATAGATTTGCAGAAGGAACAGAGGCTAAATATATAGCATATGCATTTAAGGATGGTGAAACGGTTTTTAATGATAATACAAGATTACAAACTCAAACTGGAACAGTAGATATTGAATTTCATAATGGAATAGCAACAGGAAGTCAAACTGGTGATAATACAGATACAACTGGAAATAAAGATTTTAATAATACTTCTAAATCAAATATTTCACTTGGAGTTACTTTTGGTACAGATATTTTTAAAGATGATATGCCAGAAGGAGAAGAACACTATACAGTTACAATAGATTCAAATTCATATAAAGGTGATTATGAAAGTGTCAAAATAGACCCAAATCCAGTTACAACAACTATATATGATAAAGTAGATACTATATATGCAATTATCGAAGGAGACATAATTGTAAATGAGGGTGACACAGCTTCATATACAGTAAAATTTATAGATAAATATGGAAATGAGGTAGAAGTAGAAGCAGATACAAAAGTAAAAGTTAAATTTAATCATAATAATACAAATCCAACGCAAAATGAGGATACTCAATACAACAATGATGATGAGTTTGAAATTACTATTAAAGTAGGAAAATCAAAGTCAGAGCCATTTACAGTTCAAACAAATGATGATGTATATAAAGATGATGGTGAAAAATATAAACTAACAATTACAGAAATAGAAAATACTCACGGATATACTGCTTCAAATATTGGTGATAAAGATGGAAATAAAAAAGATATCGTTACAGAAATAAAAGATAATACAAACTCAGGAACAGAAACAGATATAGACCATGTAAAAATTATACTGGTTGCTTTAGAAAAAGGGCAAACATTAGCAGATATTACAGATACAGATGGAAAATTAATCTATAAAAACACAAACACAACTCCTGAAAGTGGAGAATTATCATATATAGCAGTTGCTGTTGATAGTGAAAATAAAGTATTGACACAAAGTGGACAAATTACAGTAAATACTGCAAATGGTACAGCAATAGGTGGGTTATCTGAAACTCCTCCATTAAATGGAAGTGAGGATTATAAATCTTTGGTAAATCAATCTGTAAATATTGGAGAAGTATTTAAAGTAAAAACAAATGATGATTATGTAAGAGATAATAATGAAGCATTTACAGTTAAAATCACAAATGTTGTAAACACAAATTATGAATCACCATCTATTGATACTAAAAAAGATACTGTAACTTCAACTATTACAGATAATCCAGCACAAGATACAGAAAATCCTAAAACTCCAATAGAACCAACAGATCCAAATAATCCAAATGATACAACAAAAAAATATGGAGAAGAAGATACTGTGTATGTAAAAATTACAAAAACACCTTCAACGGTTGAGGGTGGGAATTTAGTTCATACTATAACTTTAGTTGATAAAAATGGAGATCTTGTAACAGTACCAGCTGGACAAACTGTAACTGTAAATTTAACTTATAGTGCAAATAGTGGAAGCTTTACAGAAAGTGATTTATCTACAATAGTAAAATTTGTAACATTCAATGGTGGAGAAAGTTCTAAAAACTTTACAAATATAACAAAAGATGATTTTACTTATGAAGGAGATGAAGTTTATAATGTAACTATCTCAAGTGTTACTCAATCAGGAGCTTTTGAAAATGTTGTTATTGGTGATAAAGATGGTAACTATAAATCAACAACTGGAACTATACAAGACGGTGTAACTATATATAAAGATGGTGCATATATTGACCCTGAAAATGCAATAGTTGATGAAGATAGATTTGATGTTACAAATCATAATTCAAAAATTAGTAACAAAGATGGAAATGCAAGTGATGGTACAAATATTTATCAAGGTGAGTATCTAAATATTATTAAACCAAACAAAGATAATAATTACTCTTTAATATTTGATGGTAATCCAACAGTTTATAAAGGTGATAAAGATAGTGGAGTAGCATTTAATTATGAAGATAGTAGAGGTACATCTCTTCAATCAGGTGGACAAGTTATACATTATCAAACTATTGGAAATAAAATTATCGGATATGTTGGTTCATATGTAGGAAATAATGAAGTAGCACAAGCAAATAAAGTATTTGAGATAACTTTAAACAAAGATAGTTCATTACAAATAGGAGCTAATCCTAATAAAATAACAAAAGATAACTACACATACACTCAATACAAAAATATTGACCATCCAGTTGCAGGAGCTTCAACAGATTCTATAAATGATGATAATATAACTTTTGAATTTGGATTTAAAATCACAGACCAAGGTTCAACAAGTGATGTTGTGAAGTTTAAAGTAACTGTAAATGATTCTTTGCCAAAAACAGCTGGTTGGACAGAAGAAGTAAATGAAGATGAAAGTGTAAAAATAGTGATTTCTCCTGAGTCATTTGCTGGTGGTTATATCGAAATAGCAAATGGAACAATAAATGGTGGTGAACTAGTATATTATAAATTAGGAAAAACTACTAGTGGAGATATAGTAACTAATGTAGATATTTTTGACCCAAATAATTTAAATAAAAAAGTAGGAGAACTTACAACTGAAGGAGATGGAACAGTATTATTTACTCCATCGATTGATTATAGTAACTATGATTATACGAAAAACCCAAGCTTTAGTTATAAAGTTAGCGATTTTGATGGAGATACAGCCGGTGCAAAAGTAGAAATCAAAGTTAAACCAGTAGCTGATGCTCCAACAATTACATTTGATACAACAAAAGGAACTATGAGTGGTAATACATTTTTAGTAACTACAAAAGAGGACAATGAAAATAATAATGAGGGTTCTCATAAAGTAGATTTAGGATTAAAAGTTCCAGCTTTATCAAAAGATCAAACGGATTTAGATAGTGGAAAAGGAGATAATCCTGAAAGAAATGGAGAAATTACTCTTACATTTACAAATGGTGATAATTTAACGGGTGCAAAAATATTTAATGGTAGTAGTGAAGTTGCAAATATCACAACTGCAAATCAAGAGATAAAAGTTGTGATAGTAAAAACATCTGGACAAGAAGATATAGATACAGATTATCATCATAGTGGAATTTTACCTGCTAAAGGCGGTAATGTTTTATATCTTACAAAAGAAGAGTATGAAAGTTTAAAAATCCAACATGCAGAAGATAATGATACAGATATAAAAATCAAAATTGCTATAACATCTTATGAAGTTGATGATAGTGGAAAACCATTAAATGCTAGTGATTCTACTTATTCAGATAAAACAAATGCAAATCTTAAATCTGAAACGACAGCAGATATGGTTGTAAAAATAAATCCTGTAACAGATGATATTTCACTATATTTTGATAATAATACATCTATTGTAGGAACTATTGGAAGTAAAGATGGTGGAACGAATAATGAATTCACATTCACAAATAAAATATCAGAGGGTTCAGGAGAGATAAATCTAAATAGTATTCTTTCAAATACAAGTGGTGCTTTAAATGGTACTGGTGGAACAAAAGGGGATTTAGATGGTAGTGAAAAAAGAACATATACTATAACTGGAATTCCAGAAGGAACTATTGTAAAAATAGGAGATACAGAAGCTATTGCAGGAAAAGATGGTAAAGCTACACTTACATTTAAAGATGCTGAAAATAAAGCCCCTGATCCAAGCTTTACTATGAAATTCCCAGAGCATTTTGGTGGTGGAGTAAAAGCTATAATTACACTTAGTGTATATGATAAAGGTGTGGATAGTACAGATACAGCAGGAACTGAAAAAACTGAAACAGTTTATCTAAACATAGATGTAGAACCAGTTGCTACTGCTCCAGATATAAATACTATTCAAGTAGCACAAGCTATAGGATATGAAGATGCAGGAAGAAGTAAGGGAAATACAGAAAATCCAAATTCATCTATAGATCAACCACAAAATGGAATACCTTTAAATATTAAAGTTTCTTCAACTGATACAGATGGAAGTGAAAAAGCAAATGTAAAAATTACGAATATTCCTACAGGAGCAGTTATATATTATGACGGAACAGTTGTTACTCAGACTCCAGCTGGTACAATAATAATAAATGAATTTGATAATGCTAAATCATTAGTATTTATTCCACCATTTAATGATGATGCAGATGCTAACTTGAAAGTATCAGTTCAATTTGTAGATACAGTAAAATATAATGGATATATAGAAGGAGATCCAACTTATGGAGTAGCACCATATATAAAAATAGAACAAAGTGCTTGGAGTGATGAAAATGGTGGAGAAGCAAAAACTTTAAATGTTATTGTAAAAAATGTTGCAGATGCACCAATTGGAACAGATATAGCTGGTACATTAGTAGGTGGTAAAACAAACGAATATACACTTACAACAAATGCAACAGAAGATACTCCACTTAATTTAAAATCTATTTATACAGATTCAACAAAACTTGCTTCTTCTGATAATAGTGAAGAATTAACAGTAAGAATCAAGTTTGCAGATGGTTCAGGAGTTGTATTGGATGAAAATGGTAATCCATACAAAATAGATGATGGCGAATATGTTGTAAAAGTTAGTGATATACAAAATGATAAAGTAAATATTAAATTCCCTCATAATTTTAGTGGAAATACGAGTTTTGATTTGACTTATGTAACTACTGAAAAAGCAGGAGAAAATGATAGTAAAACTTGGCATACTGATAAAATAAATATTTTTGTAAAACAAGAAGTAGATGGAAAATTACAAACTCAATCAACAGCAACAGAAGATATTGGAGACAACTATATAGCTGGAATAGACTCTCATACTGGTAAAAGCTTCTATAAACTAGATTTAGGAGTTATAGACAATAATGGTGATAACGATGAATATATAGATAGTGTTACTTTTACAATTCCAACTAGCGGTTATGAGCTTTATATTGTAGATGGTACAACTTATACTAAAATAGATAGTTCAAACAACACTATCGCAAAAGAAAATTTAGGCAAAGTATATGTAAAAGTAAGTGAACACTTTAGTGGAGATGTAAATATAGGTATTTATAAGTATGTGATAAAAGATAAAACAAATAATACTTTAGATGAAATCACAAAAGAAGTAACAAATGAAAACATACATACTTTAACTATTAATCCAGTTACAGATAAGCCAACTATAGGTGTAAATAGTACGACTACTACAACTTCTGATAAAGTTAGTGTAAGTAATGAAAATAAAACAATCACAGTTTCTGACAATGGTGCAGAATTTACAGTAAACGTAAACACAACAAGTGATGATAAAGATAACAGCGAAACAGTTCAGAGAATTGAAATAACTGGTGTTCCAAAAGGTGTTGAAGTTGTTGGTGCTAAATTTGAAGGTTATAAAAATGGTTCTGGAGTTTGGATTATAACTCCAAGTGGGGATGATGCTACAAAAATTGATGATAATGGTGCATTTTCAGATATTAAATTTATAGTTCACAATGGTGCTGATTTTAATAATAGAACTGTAACTATCAAAACATTTACAAAAGATGGAACAGCTAGTGAAAAAAATAATTTTGTAAATATTACTTTAAATGATACTAGACCAATTGGAGATAAAGGTGGAAATGGAACTGATGTTTTACCAGACTTTACTTTAACTTCAAAAGAAACTGCTATTAGTGAAGATATGGAAAATTTAAAAGTTGGTGATTTATTTACTGTTACAGATGCTACAAACACTAATATTACACAAGATTATTCTTGGGCAGTAACATTTACAGATATTCCAGCTGGTTCAGAAGTAAAAGGTTTAGATGGTAGAAGTGTTTATAGTTATGTAGAAGGTGAAAAAACTTATTATGTAGTTTCTGGTGGACCAAATGGAACTTCTGGTGATATTCAAACTGAATTAAATAAAGTTCAAATTATTTTGCCAAAAGATAAAAACTCTCAACAAGTGGGTGATTTGAAAGAGAGTTTTAGCATTACAGGAACTATCTCAACTACAAAAGGTGGAACTTCATATCAGAGTCCTGAGTCTAAGATAGAAAATAGAGATATTATTCCTGTTACAGATAAGATGACAATTTCTATAACTGCTAGTGATATAGATGAAGATGGAAAGACTAATGTTAGTATAAATCTATCCAATCCAAGTGATGCTACAAAAACAATACTAGGTAATACTATAACTATAACTGTAACAGAAAATTGGAACGATAAATCACAAACAAGTGGAACCGTTGGTGGAGAGTTAACAGGAACAGGAGTTGTAAAAGGAACTCCATCGATAGTTGGAGATAAAGTTACAACTACATATACTATTACTAAAGATAATGGAAACTTTGAATTAGATAGTGAAGGTAAATTGCTAATTAATGGACTTGAATATATTCCTGCAACAAATAGAGATGGAAATGTAAAATTTGAAGTAAGTGTACAAAATAAAGAGGGAAGTTCTATAACTTTAAACTCAAAAGGTGAAACAACTATAAATGTAAATCCAGTAATAGATATGGTGTTAAATTCTACAACTGTAATTGCAACTGGTATTGAAGATAAAAAGATAGATGGAATAAATTTAGGTAATCCAGTAAAACTTGAAATAAAATCAGAAGCTTTTGTAGATCAATCTGAAAAATTTGGGAGTATTATATTAAATGAAGTACCAAATGGATTTACAGTTTGGTATAAAAATGATAGCGGAACTTTGGTAATGGCTACAAATATTGGAAAAGCTGGTAATGGAACTTTTGATCTAACTCCAAATGTTAGTGGAGATACATCAACTCATAGAAATAAATGGTTAATTCCAGTAGTAGGAAATAGTGGAGCAATGCCAGAAATTTATATAAATGCACCAGAAAATTGGGCTGGAGATTTTGATTTTAAAGCACAATTTACTTTAAAAGAGCAAAATTTAACTACAACAGAAAAAATAGTAGTAGATGTAACTGGAAAAATAATACCAGTCGCAGATGGTGTAACTATTGATCCAACATTTACATTTGGAAAAGCATTTGAGTGGGTTGATTTGAAACTAAATGCAAATATGAAAGATGTAGATGGTAGTGAAACTATGAGTTTGGAGCTAAGTGGACTTAGTGCTGGAGCTATGTTCAAGATTGGAAATGATGTTTTAACATCATCTGTTGTTTGGGATGATAGTTCTAGTAAATGGACTATATCAGGTATCAAATATGATGAGATAAATAAAATTGAGTTTATGAATGATAAAACTGTTGATAGTGTAAGTGTAAAAGCTTGGACTCAAGAGATAGATAAAGATGGAAAGCCTTTTGAAACTGATATTTTATCTGATATTACAGCCGAAAAAACTTTTAAAGCTGATTTAAAAGATGTTGGTGGAATTTTATCTTTGGAAGAAAAAGTAAATCTTGATTTTTCTAAACTTAGTACAGATTTATTAAAAGGGCTTAATACTATTGATTTAAGTATCACTGGTGAAAATAAACTTGAAAATTTAAAATTAGATGATATATTAAAAATGACAAATGATAAAGGTGAATTAACTATAAAAGGTAATGGATCTGATATTGTTAGTTTTAAAGATGAAGCTAATAAAACTTGGTCAAAAGTAGTTGGAGCTGGAGCTGATTCTGGATTTGATATCTATACAAATAGTGGGAACTCTGATGTTAAAGTAAAAGTTCAAACAGATATTACTGAACAAATAATTTTATAA